CCTGTTCCGCCGCTACTCCACGACGCTGGACTCCACGCTGCTGAACCAGGCCACCAACGGCCTGACCAACGTGGCCACCGCCGTCGCGTACACCGACGCCACCCCGACCGTCGCGGAGCTGTACCCGAAGGTCCTGGAAGGCCTGTCGGGCGTCGAGGCCGCGCTCCTGGACCAGGCATCCGGCGAGAACATCGCCGTCATGCACTCGCGCCGCTGGTACTGGCTGCAGAACGCCCTGTCGGCCACCTGGCCGCTCATCAGCCAGCCCGGCATCGCCGCGCAGATGGCCGGTACCAACCTCGGTACGACCTACGGCAGCGGCGTGCGCGGCACGCTGCCCAACGGCACCCCGGTCATCGTCGACAACAGCATCGGGACGACCCTGGGCGCGGGCACCGAGGACGAGATCTACCTCGTGGACCGCAACGAGTGCCACCTGTGGGAGGACCCCAGCGCCCCGATGTACATCCGGGCGGAGCAGCCCAAGCTGGCCAACCTGGGCGTGCTGATGGTCGTGTACGGCTACTTCGCGTACACCCACGCCCGCTACGCCCAGGCCCGGAAGATCGCCGGTACGGGCCTGATCGCGCCGACCTTCACCGGCGTCTGATCCCCGCCACGGGGCCCGCCTCATCACCGGGGCGGCCCCCGTGGTCCACCCAACTCACCCCCGGGAGGGAAGCAATGAGCGAGGAACCGCTGACCGAGGACACGATGGTCGCCGCCCTGCTGCGCGAGCGTGAGGGCCTGGTCCAGCGCGGCCTGAAGGAACGCGTGACCCAGGTCGACGAACAGCTGAAGCTGCGCGGCTACACGCCGACGGGCAAGCGGAAGCCGCAGGCCCCGGCGAAGCCTCCGGAGACCGAGACGCCCAAGGAGCGCCAGCAGCCGGGCACCGAGAAGACCTGATGGCCACCGAGTACGCCACCCGCGACGAGCTCAAGGCGCAGCTGGGTATCGAGGTGAGCGACACCACGCGGGATGCTCTGCTGGACAAGGCGCTCAAGTCTGCGTCCCGCGGCATCGACCGTGCGACCGGGCGCCGTTTCTGGCTGGACGCCGCCCCTGTCGCGCGCACCTACCGGCTGCACGCCCGGGTCGTCCGCGAGGGAGACGGTGACGTACTCCTGGTCGACGACATCGGCGACACCGCCGGCATGACGGTGCAGAGCGCATCGACCGGCGGCGGCTCGTTCACGGCCGTCACCGGCAGCTACGAGACAACCCCCGAAAACGCGCTGGCCGACGGGTACCCCGTCACCGGTCTCCTGCGGGCCAACAGCATCTGGGGCACGGCCTTCACCCGTATCCGGGTCACCGCGAAGTTCGGATGGCCGGCCATCCCGGACGACGTCGCCTCGGCCTGCCTCATCCAGGCCACCCGCCTGTACAAGCGCAAGGACTCCCCCGAGGGCATCATCGGCTCGGCCGAGTGGGGCGTGCGCAACCTGTCCCGCCGGGACCCGGACGTGTGGAACCTGATCGAGCCGTACATCCTGCCGGGCTTCGGATAAGGAGGCGGCCGTGCAGATCTCGAACGTGCGCACCGCGATCGCCGACGCGGCGAGCGCCGTGGTCCTGCCCGACGGCATCGGAAAGCTGACGTGCAGCGGCTACACCCCGGACTCCGTCGTCGCCCCTCACTTCTTCGTCGCCGAGTACACCCAGGAGTACGACAAGGCGATGGGGCGGGCCCTGGACGAGCTGGAGTTCACCTGCCGCGTCCTCGTCTCCACCGCCGATGACAGGGCGGCCCAGCGGATCCTCGACTCGATGCTGTCCGGCTCCGGCACGGCGTCCCTGAAGACGGCGATCGAGGCGGCCCGCGGGGCGCCCGGAGAGTACGCGCTCGGCGGCCTCGCCCACGACCTGCACGTGATCCGGGTGCAGGGCTACCGCTGGTACGAGCACCAGGGCGCCGAGTTCGTGGGCGCCGAACTGATCGTGAAGGTCATCGGGGACGGGAGAAGCTGATGCGGATTCGAATGCTGGTGCAGATGCCCCCCGGTGCGCTCAGGAACGGCCAGCCCTGGCCGGCCGAGGGCGAGATCGAGGACATCCCGACCGGCGAGGCCCTGCACCTGGTGGCCTCCGGGGTCGCGGAGAACGCCGAGACGGCCGCGCGCCGCCCCAAGAGCAAGAGGGAGGGCGCCTGATGGGCAAGTTCGTGCTGACCAACGTGCGGCTGTTCACCGGGGGCGCCGACCTGACGGGCGCCTCCAACAAGGTGGAGCTCACCACGAAGATCGAGGAGAAGGAGACCACCAACTACGGCAGCCAGGGCTACAAGGAGCTCCTCGGTGGTCTCGCCTCCGCCGAGCTCCAGGGCGAGGGCCAGTGGGAGGCCGGCGACCCGAGCAAGGTCGACGACGCCGCCTGGGTGCAGCTCGGCGGCCTGGGCGCCTGGTCCGTCGGCCCGAACGGTGCCGCGGTCGGCGGCCTGGCCTATCTCACGAAGGCGCTGCGCTGCGACTACAAGCTCGGCGACGCGGTCGGCGAGGTCGCCCCGTGGACGTCCAGCGGCAAGAGTTCCTGGCCACTGGCCCGCGGCCAGTTCGCCCACCCGCCCGGCACCGCGCGCACCGCCTCCGGCACGGGCACCGGCCTGAACCTGGGCGCCGTCACGGTCGGGCGCCGGATGTACGCCGCGTTGCACGTGCTGTCCGTGGCCGGTACGACACCGAGCATCACCGGCCGGGTCGAGTCCAGCGTGGACAACAGCTTCGCCAGTCCGACGACTCGTCTGACGTTCACGGCGGCCAACACGGTGAGCGGCGAGATTCTGCGCACCGACGGCACCGCCATCACGGATACGTGGTGGCGCGTCGCCTGGACCATCACGGGCACCACGCCCTCGTTCCTGTTCGCATCCACCCTAGGGATCTGGTGATCTGTCATGGCAAAAATGGTCCTGCTCGCGCAGTACGTCGCACTGAACGGCACCGACCTCTCCAGCTACACCAAGAAGGGCGAGCTCACGACGAAGGTGGAGGAGAAGGAGGTCACGACCTACGCGTCCCTCGGCTGGAAGGAGCTCCTGGGCGGCCTGAAGTCCGGTGAGCTCGGCCTCGACTTCCTGCAGGACGTGGCCGCCGCCGCCCTTGACTCGATCATGTGGCCGCTGCTGGGCACCGTCGTCGCGTTCGAGGTCCGCGCCAGCAACTCGCCCGTCAGCACCTCCAACCCGAAGTACACCGGCAGTGTGCTGATCAACGGCTGGAACCCGATCCAGGGCTCGGTGGGCGATGAGGCGTCCGTGGGTGTCAGCTACCCCACCTCCGGCGCCGTCACCCGAGCGACGGTCTGATGGCCGGTCCGCCGTTCGAACTGCGGGCCACGCACGAGGGCCTCGACGCGCTGGTGCGGTCCCTGCGCCAGGAGGAGGACGGCAAGCAGCTGCGCAAGGACCTCGCGAAGAACATGCGCGAGGCCCTGAAGCCGGGGGCGGAGCAGGCGAAGTCCTCGATCATGGGCATGGTCTCCGTGCATGGCGCCGCCCAGCCCGCACTGCGGTCGTCGATCGCACGGAAGATCCGGCCCGAGGTCAAGCTCGGAGGCCGCTGGTCCGGCGCCCGCGTGAAGGCGTTCAAGACCAAGAACATCCGCGGTTTCCCCAACGCCCCGAAGCGCACCAACAGTGCCCGCGGCTGGCGCCACCCCGTCTACGGCAGCCGGGAGAACTGGGTGCACCAGCGGGGCAAGCTCGCTTGGTTCGACAAGGCGTTCCGCGGCCGCGAAGGCATGTACAAGCAGGCCGTTCACGAGGCCATGGAGGACATGGCCCGGCGCATCGCGTCCCGGGTCCGATAGGAGAGAACGGCCGTGTACCTGGTCTACGAGCCCGATGGGGCCGAGGAGCCGCAGCGCTTCCAGTACAAGCCGCAGAAGCTGATGAGCGCCGAGCGGGAGGCCCTCGAGCGGCGCTCCCGCCTGGACTTCGCGGACTTCACCAAGGGTGTCCTGAACGGCAACGCCGTCTGCCGGCGGGCCCTGCTGTGGGTGATGCTCAAGCGGCAGCACCCGACCACGAAGTACGAGGACGTCGACTTCGCCTGGGACGAGCTGCGCCTGGAGTACTCCAAGCAGGAGTACGAACTGATGCGCGACCAGCTCATCGAGAACGGCAACGCCGACCCGGAGCAGATCGACCAGATCAACCGGGAGATCGCGACCGCGATCGACGAGGAGTCCGAGGGAAAAGCCCTGCCGCCGATCGCCGTCTGAGGCAGCTGGGCAACGCCGCGCACCTGCTGAACGTCCGCCCCTGGGAGTGGGCCCTGCTCACGGTCGAGCAGACGGACGCGCTCCTGGACTGGCTGGACGACTACAAGCAGCAGATGGACGAGGCGCGGGCCGACCTCGACAACTGAACATCCTGGGAGGTGATTCCCCGTGGCGTCGGACACCTCCCTCGTTTTCAACCTGGTGGCGCGCGACCGGGCGTCCGAAGTGCTCGGCTCGCTGAAGGAGAAGTTCTCATCGGCCGGTGACGCCATCGGCGCGGCGCTCGGCGTCGGCGTCGGCGCCTCGTTCGTGTCCGCCATGGACGTGGACGCCGCCAACGACAAGCTGGCCGCCCAACTCGGCGTCGGGCAGGCGGAGGCCGCCAAGCTCGCGAAGGTCTCCGCGAACGTCTACAAGAACGCGTGGGGCGAGTCGACCGAGGACGTCAACGACGCGATCCGCGGCGTCTACCAGAACATCGGCGATACCTCGAAGGCCGAGGGCGGCCTGGAGGGCGTCACCACGAAGGTGATCGCCCTGCGTGACACCTTCGACCAGGACCTCGGCGGAGTGACCGCGGCGGTCGGGCAGATGCTCAAGACCGGTCTGGCGAAGAACGCCGACGAAGCGATGGACATCGTCACCGCCGGTTTCCAGAAGGGCGTAAACAAGGCGGACGACTTCCTCGACACCCTGAACGAGTACGGCGTCCAGTTCCACGCGCTGGGCCTCAACGGGCAGATGGCCACCGGTCTGCTGTCCCAGGGACTCAAGGGCGGCGCCAGGGACGCAGACCTGGTCGCGGACTCCCTCAAGGAGTTCAACCTGCGCGCCCGTGACATCACCTCGACCGCCGGGCCCGGCTTCAAGGCCCTGGGCCTGAACGCCAAGCAGATGGCCGCCGACGTCGCCAGCGGCGGCCCCAAGGCCACCGAGGCCCTGCAGAAGACGCTGGACGCGCTACGGAAGTACCCGGACAGCTCCAAGAAGGCATCCATCGCCGCGTCCATCTTCGGTACCCAGTCCGAGGACATGCAGAAGGCCCTTGCATCCCTCGACCCCGCGCACGCTGTACAGGCCCTGGGGCAGGTCGGCGGGGCCGCCGACAGGATGACCAAGACCCTCGGCGCCAACCCGAAGGCAGCGCTGGAAGGCTTCCAGCGGACCGCGACCATGACCGCCACGCAGGTGGCGGGCACGTTCATCACGTTCGCCATGAAGAACAAGGAGATCTTCGGGCCGCTCGCCGGGATCCTCGCCGGGGTCGCCGTCGCCGTCCTCGCGGTGTCCGCGGCACAGAAGGTGTACGCCGCCTACACGGCCATCGCCTCCGCCGCGCAGACCATCTGGAACGCGGAGATCTGGGCGTCCACGGCGGCCCTGCTCGCGAACCCGATGACGTGGATCGTCCTCGGCATCGTCGCGCTGATCGCCGCGATCGTGCTGATCGCCACGAAGACGACGTGGTTCCAGCAGATCTGGACAGCAGCCTGGGGCTGGATCAAGGGCGCCGCTTTCGCGGTCTGGGACTGGATCAAGACGAACTGGCCCTATCTGCTCGGGATCATCGCAG